GTCGGAGTATGCGCCGTCGCGGCCGATGCGCTGGAGGCTCAGGCATCCCGCATCACCGAACTGGAGCAGTTCCTCATCCGCCTCGGCCACAACCCCGACCGATTGGACCTGCCGTGACCGTCGTGCGCCGCAGCCGCCGCTACCGGCGCGACGAACGCCACGAGTTCGACCCTGGCCCATGCCCCGACTGCGGCGCCACCGGTCGATTCACCGTGACCTGGATCGCCGCCAGCATCAGCGGCGAAGACCCCGCCGAGTACGCCGTTCCCGGCACCGTCACCTGCACCGCAGCGACACACGACCACCCCAACCAGGAGTCCCTGTGACCCACCCGCTCGCCCAACACCGCGCCCGCCTCGCCGACGCAGCCAACCGCATCGCCGTCATCACCGCCGCACTCCCCACCGCCTGGCGCAACCTCCACGACGCACAACCCGGCTACCCCACCGGCAGCGACGGACCCGGCGCCGGCGGCGTCACCGACCGCACCGGCAACCTCGCCGCCGCCAACCTCGACGACGGAACCGACTTCGCCAGATCCGACCTCGACACCCTCGACACGCTCCTCGCCCAACTTTGGACGGCAGCCGACGACGCCGACCGCATCATCCGACGCTGGCTCCCACCCACCGACCAGTGGCGCAAAGCGCTCGCCACCGAAGCCGCCGCACGCCTCACCAGCGAGTGGAACCACTGCTCCGCACACACCCAGGTCGGCTCCATCGAACCCGCACGCCGAGCCGACGGGCGCCTCTGCCGCTGGTGTGAGGACCTCGCCCGCGAGCTCGGCGTCACCGACCCGCCGCTGCACCTCGTCGAGCGGCGAGCCCGCGGGATGAAGATCACCACCGCCGACCTCGACGCCATCAAACGCGAACGCAAGCGCCGCCGCAAAACCAAGCGCTAGTCGTGTTGCGCCTGGTACGACGAGCTGGTACGGTACGGGCAGTCTCGGGAGGTCCCGGTCGAGCGAGAGCTCCCCGGAACGGACGCACCTCGGAGGCTGCAACGTGGCCACCAACCCCCGCAGAGCCAACGGCCACCGCCGTGACCGACTCCGCCGCCGAGTCCTCGCCGCCTACGACGCATGCGCCATCTGCGGCCACCCCGTCGACAAGACACTCCCACCCAACGACCCCGGCGCCCCAGAAGTCGACGAGATCATCCCCGTCAGCCTCGGCGGCAACCCGCTCGACTGGACCAACGTCCAACTCGCCCACCGACGCTGCAACCAGCGCAAGGGCAACCGACTGCAGCTACCTAGCGAGCCGTCGGCCAGCGAGCCGGCCCAGCCCACGACCAGCCGCGACTGGTGACGACCCACGGGGGGTGACCCCCAGGCCCACCACACAGCCACCGGCGACATAGGGCTGATCTATCCATGAGCGTTTCCCACGTGGAGGTTGTCCGATGTCTGAGCTTCGGCTGCGGGCGGTGAAGCCCGGTGAGAAGTCCGGGCCCCGTAGCCGGAAGGTGTTGTCGGTGACTCAGGCAGCGGCGGAGGGCTCGCAGCGTGACCTGCTGGTGGCGATGCGTGACCGGGTGGCGCAGGACGTCGAGTCGCCGTCGACTCCGGCCAGGGACTTGGCTGCACTGACGCGACGGCTGATGGAGATCACCAAGGAGATCGAGGTGATCGACGCGAAGGCTGCCGAGGAGGTCGGCGATGGCCCAACCCCAGATGAAGCATGGGACGCCGAGGCTGTCTGAGATCGCTCGGAAGGTTGTCGCTCCTGACGGGATCACCTCGACGGGCTGGCCTGCCGTACGGGATTGCTGCTCGCAGAAGATGGGTGTGGAGTTCGATCCGTGGCAGCATGCTGCGGGGCGCCTGATCCTGGCGAAGCGGTCCGACGGGAAGTTCGCCTCGATGATCGGCGGGGTCGGCATGTCGCTGCCTCGTCAGGTCGGCAAGACGTACCTCGTCGGGGCGATGGTGTTCGCCTTGTGCATCTTGCGGCCGGGGCTGCTCGTCATCTGGTCTGCGCACCACGCTCGGACCCACGGTGAGACGTTCCTGGCTATGCAGGCGTTCGCGAAACGGTCGAAGGTCGCCGCTTTCATCGCTCAGGTGTTCACCGGGTCCGGCGATGAGGAGATCCGGTTTCTGAACGGGTCAAGGATCTTGTTCGGTGCCCGTGAGCGTGGCTTCGGTCGAGGTATCCCCGGCGTTGACGTGATCGTTTCCGATGAGGCGCAGATCATGTCGGACAAGGCGCTCGACGCTCAGCTCGCGACGATGAACACCAGCCTGTTCGGGCTGGCGATCTTCATCGGCACGCCACCTCGACCGGATGACCCGTCGGAGGCTTTCGCCCGGATGCGCGCTGAGGCGTGGGCGGGGACGTTGCGCGATGCGGCGTGGATCGAGTTCGGCGCTGATGCTGATGCTGATCCGAACGACCGGAAGCAGTGGGCGAAGGGAAATCCGTCGTTCCCGACGCGGACGCCGGCGGAATCGATTCTGCGACTGCAGCGCAAGCTCACGGCGGATTCGTTCCGTCGTGAGGGGCTCGGCATCTGGGACGACTTCCGGAAGGCGTCGTGCGCGTTCGACATGGGTCGATGGGCGGCGCTCGAGGTGGGCGCTGACGAGGTCCCGACATCTGGGGCGCCGGCGTATGGGATCAAGTTCTCTCCGGATGGTCAGACGGTCGCCTTGGCGGTGGCTGTCCGTTCTGGTGACACGATCCATGTCGAGGGTGTTGCCCATCGACAGGTGGTTGACGGGACTCGGTGGCTCGTCGAGTGGATCGGTGCCCGCTGGGGTGGTGCTGCTGGTGTCGTCGTGGACGGCAAGGCGGGGGCGGGGGCGTTCGTGAAGGCGCTCGGTCGCGCTGGGGTGCGTGGCCGACGCCTGGTTGAGCTCACGGCGGATCAGGCGGTCACGGCGACTGCTGGCATGGTCACGGCGGTCGCCGAGGGCACGGTGACCCACATCGATGACGACGTGCTGACCGGGGCAATCGGCGCCTCGATGCGGCGACCGATCGGGAGGGCTGGCGGCTTCGGCATCCAGTCGATGGATGACACGTCGGTCACGTTGGCGGAAGCGGCGGTGCTCGCCCATTACGGCGCCGTCACGGCGAAGCGCAGTGATGCGGTGCAGGGTTCGACCAGGAGGGCGGTGATGCTGTCGTGACGACCTTCGAGACCATCACCGTCGCCGGACTGGACGACGACGACCAGGCCACGCTGAACCGGCTGCTTCAGAAGCTCGAACAGCAGTCGCTACGGAACCTTCTGCGGTCATCGTACTACGACGGGAAGCGGGCGATCCGCCAGGTCGGCACGGTGATCCCACCGCAGTACTTCAACCTCGGGATCGTCCTCGGATGGTCAGCCAAGGCCGTCGATGCGCTCGCCCGCCGTTGCAACCTCGACGGGTTCGTGTGGGCTGACGGGACCCTCGACGACCTCGGTTACTCGGAGTTCGTCGAGGACAACCAGTTGCTGGCTGAGATGAAGGCCGCGATGGTGTCGTCGTTGGTGTTCGGCCCGGCCTTCTTGATCAATGGTGTCGGCGCCGAGGGTGAGCCGCCATCGCTTCTGCACGTCAAGGACGCGTTGAGCGCGACGGGCGACTGGAACACTCGCCGCCGTACACTCGACAACCTCGTGTCGATCACCGGCCGCGACGAAGATGGCAACCTGACTGCCGTGGTGTTGTACCTCGACGGCGTGACGATGCCGATCGAGAGGGTCGAAGGTCGCTGGGTCCTCGTCGATCGCGTTGAGCACAACCTCGGTGTTCCGGTCGAGGCGCTGGTCTACAAGCCGGCGCCGTGGCGACCATTCGGTGCGTCCCGGATCTCGCGGACGGTCATGTCGCTGCATGACCAGGCGTTGCGCACCGTGGTCCGCATGGAGGGGCACGCTGACATCTACAGCTACCCGGAGCTGTGGCTGCTCGGAGCCGATGAGAGCATCTTCACGAAAGCGGACGGGTCGCGGTCCGCTGCCTGGCAGGTGATGCTGGGGCGCATCAAGGCGATCCCCGATGATGATGACGCCGCCGAACCCAGGGCCGACGTGAAGCAGTTCCGGGCATCGTCTCCTGAGCCACACATCATGCAGCTGAAGCAGCAGGCGCAGCTGTTCGCCGGAGAGACGTCCATCCCGTTGACGTCGCTCGGCGTGTCGGACCAGTCGAACCCTGTATCAGCCGACTCCTATGTGGCGTCGAGGGAGGATCTGATCGCAGAGGCCGAGGGCACGACCGACGATTGGTCCTTGCCGATCCGTCGTGCGACGGTTCGCGGACTGCAGATCGCGAACGGGCTCGATGAGGTGCCAGAGTCGTGGCGGTCGATCGCACCGAAATGGCGGAGCCCGGTATACCTGTCGAAGGCAGCTGAGGCTGATGCCGGCGCCAAGCAGTTGGGCGCCGTGCCTTGGCTGGCCGAGACTGCGGTCGGGCTCGAGCTGCTCGGTCTGACGCCTCAGCAGATCGAGTCGGCAATGGCGGAGCGTCGCCGACTGAACGGCAGTGCATCGCTGGCCGCGATCCGTCGGGCGCGCGAGGCGGGAGAACTGGTGGTGACCGGTGCTGCCGATCGAACCGTTCAGGGCTGACCTCGCCGACCTGGCCGCGGCAGCGCAGGACGAGGTGGCATCGCTCCTCAGTGGCGTCACCAGTCGCCGTGCCGCCGAGCGGATGCTGACCGAGGCGCTGCCCGACATCGTGTCCGTGTACGGCGACGCAGCCGGTGCGCTCGCGGCCGACTGGTATGACGAGGTCCGTTCCGCTCTCGAGGTACCTGGACGGTTCCGGGCTGTCGCTGGTGAGCTTCCGGATGTTGG